GCGCTGTTTCCCGACGAGTACAGCGAAAATCTTGTTGCCAAGTGGCAGGAAATCGCCAACCAGTACCAGCTTCCCGTGATGGCTGACTTCCACAGCTTCGACAGCCGGACGAACATCGCCACCCGCATTCCTGTTGATACGCACAGCATCGAAAAGGGATTGATTAAGGTAAAAATTAACCAGTCCGAGCGTATGCGTGCGCTGCTGCGTTCCGGCGTGCAAAATGATGCTATGTATGACTACGTTATCCGTGACGGCATCATGCTTGCCGACCAAGTTGTTACGCGCACCAAGGTTGCGAAGAACGAGGTTCTGGCGACTGGCAAAATGACCATCAAGGAGAACGACCTCGACCTGACTATCGACTATGGCGTGAAGCCGGAACAGACGGAATTCACGTTCGATTTCAGCGAGGACGCGGACATCCCTGCACAGATTCAGTTCGTGTCTGACACCGCGCAGGAAGCGGGAACAACGGTTGACACCATCGTTACAAGTCGCAAAGTGCGAAATCAGATGCGTGCAAACCGTGCAATCCAGAAGCGCATCAACGGCACGTTGAGCGAGGGCGCGTATGTGAGCAACGCCGCGCTGGATACGTTCCTTTCCACGGAGTACGGCATCAACCGCGTGATTACTAACGATTTGCAGTACGCCATTGATGGCGGCATCGGTGCGGACGGGCGACCGATTCGCACCACGAAGCGCTATTTCCCGCAGGACAAGATGACGTTCCTCGGCACGGGCAGCGCCATGACGCGCATCGGCGCGGGCTTGTGGGGACAGACCCCGGAAGAGACGGTCAACACCGCAAACACCGGGCTTAACGTCAATCAGTCCGGGCAGCACCGCTATGTTATGGTGTCGCAGTGGGTTGAGAATGACCCCGTTGTTCTGTGGACGCGGGCATCCGGCTTGTTTATGCCGGTTATTTTCAATCCGCAGAGCATCTGGATTGCGACCATCACGGACGCGGCAACGGGTCAGTTGACGGTTTCTTCCGCTGCCGGCACTGGTAAGGGCAACACGAAGCTGACTGTCAGCCCCGCGAAAGAATCCAGCTCCAACCTGTACAAGGTGAAGGCTGGCACGACCGCGCCTGCTGCGACCTATGGGCAGAATGTCCGCACTTGGAGCAACTGGGACGGCACGTCTGACCTTGCCATTGCTACCGGACAGAAGGTGACGGTTGCGGAATGCACCAGCGACTACCGCGTGATTCGCTCCGGCAGCGCGACGGTGACGGCAGCGACCTAATGGAGGTGGGGACATGGCTGTGACGCTGGAAATGGCAATGCGCGAGTGTAACAACTTTTTTGAGCGCTGCAAGTACGCAGGAGAGATTCGCATTGCGGGCGGGAAAATCGTTCCCGATGTAGGTTCGCCGTATGTGTACATCAGCGGCAGCGCGCGGAACGACGGCGTTCACAGCCTTGTTTCTGGCGCAATGGAGGACGCGGACGGGGAGGAAACTTTCGACGGCACGTTGTGGTTTCTTTACCCGCCGCGACCGTTCATCGAGATTGCAAAAGAATGCGCAGATTACGAGACGAAAAACCCGACGGGGGCTTATACCTCGGAATCGTTCGGGCATTACAGCTATTCGCGCGCAACTGGCAGCAATGGCGTTGTAACGTGGCAAGCGGCATTCGCGGATAAACTGC